ATCGATGACCCACACTCGGAGCAAGATGCTTTGAATGCGGATGCATTAGAAAAAGCATACGAGTGGTACACCTCAGGTCCACGTCAACGTTTACAACCTGGTGGAATCATAGTCTTGGTTATGACAAGATGGAGTACAAAAGATTTAACAAGTAAACTCATTAAAGCATCTTCAGAACCTAAAGCAGATAAATGGGACATCATTGAGTTCCCTGCGATCATGCCATCGGGTGAACCGGTGTGGCCAGAGTTTTGGAAGAAGGATGAACTGCTTGGAGTCAAAGCATCTTTATCTCTTGGTAAATGGAATGCACAGTGGATGCAAAATCCAACATCAGAAGAAGGATCGTTAATCAAACGAGAGTGGTGGCAGAACTGGGAATCTGAAGACTTACCTCCGCTTACTCATGTTATCCAATCTTACGATACTGCATTTATGAAAAAACAAACGGCAGATTATTCTGCAATTACGACATGGGGTGTATTTTATGATGACAGGTTTAACGGACCACAATTGATGTTACTCGATGCATTAAAAGACAGATACGAGTTCCCCGAACTTCGCCGCGTGGCTAAAGAACAATATGATTACTGGACGCCCGAAACGGTGATTATAGAATCTAAAGCATCTGGCCTCCCGCTGACCTATGAATTACGCCAGATGGGGATACCGGTGGTAAACTTTACACCGAGCAAAGGAAATGATAAACATACACGTGTTAACTCAGTTGCACCTCTATTTGAAAGTGGATGCATATGGGCGCCCACCGAAAAACAATTTGCTCAAGAGGTGATTGAGGAGTGCGCAGCGTTTCCATACGGGGATCATGACGACCTGGTGGACTCGACAACACAAGCCGTCATGCGATTTAGACAAGGAGGCTTTCTTGAACACCCTGAAGACTATGTGGAAGAAACTGTTGAACAAACCCCTAAAACGTACTATTAATGTGCTCACAGTCTTACCGACTGTAAACGGGAAACTTATATATGGGCACAATAGAAAAAATAGTACAAGCACTGATCAAGGTCTTCGTAAGAAGCAACAAACGTTTTCCGCAAGGAACAGAGCTTAAAGAAATTCAAAGTCAAGCAAGACAAGTTTTAGACGGAGCTCTAACTCGTAATTTAGATGAAGCCAAAGGTAAAAATTTAGACGACATTGATGTGATGGAAAAAACCACTGAGAAAAGTGGAGACCAGCTTATTGATGATTATTTATCAAATGAAGAAATTAAAGGACGAATGACTTCAGAGCCACCAACCTTTACTGTGGTCGATCAAAGAAAATTACCAAGAGCAGAGATTAAAGCTTTACCTTTAAAAGACAAAGAAAAAGCAGAAGCAGCCGTTAGAAAAAAATTAGAAGCACAAAACATACAAGCAAGACAATCTAAACAAGGGGGTGAGTCTGGAGGCGGGCCACAACGAGGCAGACCAGAACTTGTTGATAAAAATTTTGGAGATACGGTTTACATTGATAAATCTGAGATGAAAATATTAATGGATGATGCTTATCGTAAGTTTGAAGCAGCAGAAGATGCAATTAGACGTGGTGATTATGCTGACGCAAGAGGTATTTTAAGATACGAGATTGAAGAGAATTATAAATTACCACAAGCCACTCGGGACGCCGCATACGATGCTAGAGTCTATATGCGTCGAGAAGGAGGACTCGACATGACGGGCGATGAAACCGAAGAGGAAGTATTAGAATTGATAAAAGAAAAAATTGACGGAGGTATACAAACAACTGCTCCGGATAACTATCCTATGTTTACAAATCCAGACGATACGTCCAAAATGAAAAATATCGAGTATGTTAATTACCTTGATGAACCAGGTGAAGATTTTGGTACGCCTAATTCTATTATTTCTACACCAGAAGATATTGATTATGAATTTAAAGAAGGTGGCCGTGTGGGTATGGCAACAGGTGGAATCATGAAACTGATTAACAAGCTTATAAAAGGTAAAAAGATGGGCGCTGAAAGAGCAGCAGATCTTGTTGATCTAATGGACCAAGCAAAAAAAGCTGGCATTCCAATCAAGACGATGAAGGATTTAGAAAACTTTGAAAAACAGATTCGAGGAGCGAGCGGCAAGGTTTATGAGTCTAGAAAAAAATATCCTGGTGTTGAAGGAGAAAAATCAGGACTGCCTGTTAAGGATAAAAATTCTGGTATGTTTGATGACATATTTGAAAAAATGTACGGTGAATATGAATTAGATAAATTAAAAAAATCTGGACGTAAAACAAACGCTGAAGGCGGCCTAAATTATTTGTTAGGATTGTAATATGAAAGTTAGTGATTTTAGAAGGGCGATGAGACCTAAGAAATATCTCACGCGTGACTTTGTTGTGTACCAAGATCCTAAGATGCTAGCGGCGCGCAGCGAGATGCAAGAAGGTGGACGTGTTGGTTTTGCAAACGGCAGTGATGTTATTAATTATGAAAAATATAAAAAAATTATAGAGCAGATAAAAAAAGATAGACCTAAAAGAATAGGTAAGGCAGGTTCCACGCCTTTATTTCAAAATAATAAAAAATTTCAAAAAATAGTAAAAGAACTCACAAATAAAAATATACCCATAAAAGAAGCGGCAAAAAATCTTGGAGTTGGTCGTGAGGCAATTGAAAAAGCTAGAATTGAAATAGGACTACAAAAAAGATCTGATGTGGGTGGCTATAATTATTTAGATGACCCTAAAAACATAAAATACATTAAAGATAATTATGGAGATAAAAAACAATCTACTATGGCAAGAGAACTGTTTCCCGATTCTCCAGAAACAACATCAGTAAGAAGGATTGAAAGACTTATTGAAAAACATGTTCCAAAAAAAATGGGTTTTTCTAAAGAAGCTCAAGGTGATCCAACAGAAGCAAAAGAAAAAATAAAAAAACAAAGACAATCTACAATTAAGAAATTATCAAAAACAAGTGACCTTAATTTAGAGAGGGATCTTAAAAAACTTAAAAAAGGAATGGGTGTAGATTTAGCACATCTACAAAGAAAAACGTTACCACAGACTACGAGTAATATCGGAATGGATATTCCTGCCAGTAATAGAGGTGCAATGGAAGTAGTAGAAAAAATAGTTTCAGATTTAGAAAGCACCAATAAAAAATTTTACAATAAATATAAAAATAAAAAAATGCCAAAAGATATTGTTGATAAAATAGAACTTAATAACCAAAAAATTATAGACCTTGTTTACAAGTCTAAGGGAGCAGTGGTTGGAAATATTTTAAATGAGAAAACAGGTAAGACTCAAGAATATATAGGTAGTTATAGGTATTCAGCAGATGATGGATTGTTTGATCTACCTATGAAAAAAATAGCAAAGGATCCAGAAAAATTACAGGATTTTAAAGTAATGGCTTTAAGTAAAGCACAGGAAATAGCAAAGTTAAAAGGAAAAACAGTAGAAGAATTATATCCCGATTTATTAAAAGATCCAAAAATAAAAAGTAGAACAGAACAAATATTAAAATCTAAAAACTTATTTAAAGAGTTAGACGTAGACCCAGAGACTAGAGAAATATTAAATCGATTAAACAATAAATTATCTATGAATCCTTTTGATGCAGAAGGATTGTTTAAAGATGAAATAGCAAAGATGAAAAAGATTGGAACACCAGCTGCTAAATTTATAGGAGGTGTGCTTGGTGGTTTAATTGCTGAGGTTGGTTTTGAAGCAGCCTTTGCCATACCTGCTTACGCAAGAGGTGAAGACTTTGATGAAATATTAGGCAACACTCTTTTTGGTTTAGCAGGTGCTGGAAAAACAAGACAAGAAAAAGTTGTAGAAGAATCTGGCTTTGATCCTGATGTAGTAAAATACGCAGATCTTGTGAACAGAAAAAAACAATTTATAGCAGATGCCGGTTTTGTAGAATATTTTGGAAAACCAGGAGGAGACACTGGATACGGAGAAATATTTTCACCAGGAGAAAAAAGTCCTCTTGAAAAAAGACTTATCGAAAATGCTCAGATCATAGACAAAGAATTAGATCAATTAAAAGAAGGAAGTCCACTTGAACAGAAATTTAAAAAAGCAGAAGAAAAATTAGAAAAGCGTTATGCAGAAAAAGTAGAAGGTTCAACACCTAGAAAATTTTTAAAAGAAACAGGTGAGTCTGTGATAGATTATTTTAAAGATGAAGAAGAAAGATTTAATAGACGTATGAACGAACTTGAACGTCTTGGATTTAAAAGAGGTGGGTTTGGTAAAATAGGAAGAAGAAGTTTTATAAAACTAGCCGCAGGTATCGCTGCGATTATTGGTGGACTAAGAGGCGGTGTGAAACAATTAAAAACTCCTATAGCAAAAAAAGTTTTAACTGATGCACCTACAGGAACGCCTGATTGGTTTGCACCCCTTGTAGAAAAAATTACAAAAGAAGGAATTGATATTTCAGATAAAGCAGCAACGATTGAACGACAAGTAGTAAAAGAATTAAAAACTCCAGATGGAACATATACTATAACAGAAACACCAGATACTGGAGAAATCATAGTTTCAGTGGACACGGGAGCTGGAGTTAATGATTTTCCTGTAGATTTTACTATGACTCCAAATAAAGTAACAGGTATTGCAGATGATGGAACACCTATTACTGAATTTGGTGAATTTAACATTATTGAAACGAGAGCAGAAGGCAGACTAGTGAGCCCTGATGGTGATTATGATATAGAGCCAGGAGAATATGTAACTAATGATTTAGATGATGCAGCCAGTGATTGGCACTCTGTTGAAAAATTTGCAACAGGTAAAACAGATGAGATTGCTCGAAAGAAAAAACAAGACGGAAAAGAATTCATTGAACAAAACCCTGGTGAGGACATCGTAAACCGATACGGAGATTATGATCCACCAGAACCAGAACCAGATTATGATTAAACGATTAACCACAACGATACCTCCTAAATCAGGACCACAACCGCAGGGGGTTGAATATAACTATAATACTGTTAAAACAGTAAAACTGGAGAGAAAATATGGCCGTAGACAAAACGTTACCAAACATAAGCGAACAACCTGAAGAGACGACAGAAGATTTAGCTGTTGAGATGGAAGAGCAACTGCGTGAACAAGCAGACACGGAAGTAACTGAACTTGAAGATGGTGGCGTAGAAATTAACTTTGATCCGAATGCAGTCGCACAAGGACAAGCAACAGATTTTAATGCGAACCTCGCAGACTTTGTTGAAGAACAACAACTTGAAATGTTGGGCTCACGTTTATTTGAAAATTATATAGATTACAAAAATTCTAGAAAAGACTGGGAAAGAAGTTACACAGAAGGACTCGACTTGTTAGGGTTCAAGTACAACAATCGTACTGAACCATTTTCAGGTGCGTCAGGTGCAACCCACCCTGTTTTAGCAGAAGCAGCGACACAGTTCCAAGCTTTGGCGTACAAAGAATTACTTCCTGCGAACGGACCGGTTCGAACGCAAGTGGTAGGATTACAAACTCCAGAAAAAACACAACAAGCTAATCGTGTAAAAGATTTCATGAATTATCAAATTATGGATCAGATGATGGAGTATGAACCTGACTTTGATCAGATGTTATTCTATTTACCTCTTGCAGGTTCTGCATTTAAAAAAGTTTATTACGATGACATGATGCAAAGAGCGGTATCTAAGTTTGTTCCAGCAGAAGAACTTATTGTACCGTATACTGCAACCAGTTTAGATGATGCCGAAGCAATTATTCACAAAGTAAAAATTTCTGAAAACGAATTAAGAAAACAACAAGTGGCTGGTTTTTATCGAGACATTGATATTAAACCAGGTCAAAATAATTTAACAGATTTAGAGAAAAAAGAACTTGAACTAGAAGGCACTTCAAAATCAGGAAGAGACGAAGATGTTTTCACATTACTCGAATGTCATGTTAATTTAGATTTAGAAGGTTTTGAAGACGTTGACACAAACGGTGAACCAACAGGAATTAAGATTCCATACATTGTAACGATGGATGAAGGATCAAGAAAAGTTTTATCCGTTCGAAGAAACTATGAAGCAGGTGATCCATTAAAGAAAAAAATTTCTTACTTTGTACATTTTAAATTTTTACCCGGCCTTGGCTTTTATGGTTTTGGTTTAATTCACATGATCGGTGGATTATCTAGAACAGCTACAGCTGCTTTACGACAACTCTTAGATGCTGGAACATTATCAAACTTACCAGCAGGTTTTAAACAAAGAGGTATCCGAATTCGAGATGACGCACAGTCTATTCAACCAGGAGAGTTTAGAGATGTAGACGCTCCAGGTGGAAATATTAGAGATGCGTTTATGACTCTACCATTTAAAGAGCCATCTCAAACTCTTTTAAATTTATTGGGTGTCGTTGTACAAGCAGGTCAGCGTTTTGCATCTATAGCTGACATGCAAGTAGGAGACGGGAATCAAGGCGCTGCAGTGGGAACGACAGTTGCGCTTTTAGAAAGAGGGTCAAGAACCATGTCTGCAATTCATAAAAGAATTTATGCAGCGCTCAAAAAAGAATTTAAATTAATGTCCAGAGTTTTCAAACTTTATCTACCCCAGGAATACCCCTATGATGTTGTCGGAGGACAACGTCTCATCAAACAGTCTGACTTTGATGACAGAGTAGATATATTGCCAGTTGCAGATCCAAATATATTCTCTCAGACACAGCGTATCTCCCTTGCGCAGACGGAATTGCAATTGGCAATGTCCAATCCACAAATACATAATTTATATCAAGCGTACCGAAACATGTATGAAGCAATCGGTGTAAAAGACGTTGATCAAATTTTAGTTCGACCACAACCCCCACAACCAATGGACCCTGCATTAGAGCATATCAACGCTCTAGCAGGGAGACCATTCCAAGCGTTTCCAGGTCAAGATCACAGAGCACATATTCAAGCGCACTTGTCTTTTATGGCAACAAACATGGCAAGGAATAATCCACCGGTGATGGCGGCGTTAGAAAAAAATATTTTTGAACATATTAGTTTAATGGCCCAAGAACAAGTTGAACTTGAGTTTGCACAAGAGTTAAGAACAGTTGCAGCGATGCAGCAGAATCCACAAACACAAATGCAGGCAAGAATGATGTCACAAAAAATTGAATCAAGAAAAGCACAATTGATTGCTGAGTCTATGGAAGAGTTTTTAAGTGAAGAGAAGAAAATTACCTCACAGTTTGACAATGATCCTATTGCAAAATTAAGATCTAGAGAATTAGACCTTAGAGCAATGGAAAATGAGAGAAAAGAACGTGAAGGAAATGAAAGAATGGATCTTGATAAGATGAGAGCAATGATGAACCAAGAAAATCAAGACGAAAAACGAAAACAAAACGAAGAATTAGCAAAATTAAGAGCTAATACATCGATTGAAAAGACTATTTTATCTAAAACATTGCCAAAAGCAGGTGATATGATGGGTAATATTGCTGTTATTAGAGGTGATAATGACTCAAACTAAAAAACAAGACCGAAAAATTGCAAAAGTGATGAGAGAGTTTAAAAAAAAGAAGCTTTCTATTGGAAAATCTGATAAAAAAGTTAAAAATAGAAAACAAGCAATCGCTATTGCTTTGCGAGAGGCAGGCGTAAAACAAAAAAGGAGCAAAAATGGAAAAACTAAATAAGATTAAAGAAGCAAAAGTTGGTGAACAAGAAATCCACATGGATCCACGTTCTAAAACAACTTACAACGCTGCTTATAATCAAATTGGTACTGGTGGACCTGAGTTAGAAGTTCAAGGACAAGGCGCAGTGCTTCCAGAAAAAAGAAGAAAATCAAAAGCGTTTTAATTATGTGGTTATCGGCAATAAAATTAGCGGTTTCTGCTGGCAGTAAAATTTATGCCAACAAGCAGCGAACAAAAATGGCAATGTCGGATGCACAGCTTATGCACGCACAAAAAATGGCTCAAGGCCAGGAAGCTTACCAAGGAAAACTTTTAGAAGCTAGACAATCGGACTGGAAAGATGAGGCGGTTTTGATAATTCTCTCAGCGCCCATCGCAATTTTGGCCTGGGCAGTCATATCTGATGACCCAACCGCAATGGATAAAGTAAAATTGTTTTTTAAAATGTTCTCAGAGCTTCCGACGTGGTTCACAAATTTGTGGATCCTTGTAGTGGCGAGCATATATGGTATAAAGGGAACACAAATATTTAGAGGAGGAAAAAAATAATGGCAAATCCAAGATACAATCAACAAGTAACAAATAGACGTGGCGCTATGAATGGTGGACGTATGAAAAAAATGGGTGGAGGCATGATGAAAAGAAAAATGCTGAAATCAGGATCAAAACCGGATTTTTTAGATTTAGACAAAGATAAAAATAGAACAGAGTCTATGAAATCTGCAGCTAAAAGCATGAAAAAAAATCCAATGATGAAGGCTAACAAAAAAGAAAAAGCAGGAATGAAAAGAGGAACTGGTAAATTAAACGAAGGTCTTAGAAAATTTTTAGCAAAAAAAGGTAACAAGTAGTGTTGAAAAAAATTAAAAATAAAATTTGCGAAATTGTTTGCAAGCTATTTGGTATTACACCATGTGTTTGTGATCACGATTGTGATTGCAAAGATAAAGCGAGTAAACAATAATGACTAAACTTTGTCCTAGAGGTAAAGCCGCAGCCAAGAGAAAATTTTCTGTGTACCCCTCAGCATATGCGAACGCCTACGCCAGCAAAATTTGTGCAGGTAAAATTAAAGATCCATCTGGTGTAAAGAGAAAAGATTTTAAAGGACGTAAAAAAGCAGCAGGCGGTGGATTAATGGAAGCCACTGAGAGATTAAGAAGACAGGGATTAAAAAAGGGAGGCATTGCAACCGGTTGCGGAAAAGTAATGTCGAATAGAAGAAAAGTAACAAAGGTTTTTTAGAGCCATGGCTAAAAACGGTCTTGATAAATGGTTCAAACAAAAATGGGTCGATATTGGCTCAAAGAAAAAAGATGGATCTTTTTCTAAATGTGGAAGATCAAAACAAAAAGCAGACGCAAAACGTAAGTATCCAAAATGTGTCCCACTTGCAAAAGCAAGAAGCATGTCAGAAGGACAAAGACGTTCCGCTGTAAAAAGAAAGAGAGCAGTAGCTCAAGGAGTTGGTGGTAAACCAACAAATGTAAAAACAATTGTGAAAAGAACAAAAAAAGCAAAAGGTGGACCAGGAGGAACAACAACTCCATACTTTGGTAGATCAATCAAAGGAAGTTATGGCGGTGTAGAATTATCAAATCCATCTTACAGAAAATATTATAAAGGACTAATTTAATGGGAAAAACTTACGATATAGCAGGTGTTGGAATTGTAAAACTTTCTGATTTTGAAAATCTAGTAGGTAAAATGTCTTCTTCTCAATTAAGAAGTTTAAGTAATGATTCACTGCCTGATCCAATTATGGCAGTTATAAAAGATGAATTAAATAAAAGAGGTAAGAAAAAAGGTGGTTTAATTGAAAAGCCAATGGGAGCTGGAGGAAAATAATGGCAAGAAGAGATAAGATGCCAGCAAGAAACAAGAAGAACTTCAGGCCTACAAAGGCCGGAGCAGGCATGACACGAGCCGGTGTCGCTGCCTATAGAAGAAAAAATCCCGGTTCAAAACTACAAACAGCGGTCACAGGCAAGGTCAAACCTGGATCAAAAGCTGCAGCTAGACGTAAATCATATTGCGCTAGATCGGCCGGACAAATGAAAAAATTCCCCAAAGCAGCAAAAGATCCTAATTCTAGACTACGCCAGGCTAGAAAAAGGTGGAAATGCTAACATTTGAAGATTTAGTAAAAAAACTTAGAAAAGAATTGAGAGACAACTACCAAGCGGTAGGTGACTCAATGATTGCAGGAAATGCAAAAGATTATGAACAGTACAAATATCTGTTAGGTCAAGCGCATGCTTATCAATCTATGGATCAAGCATTAACAGATATACTTAATCAAAACGATAAAAAGGAGAAACAAGATGAGCGAAAAGCTGATAACGTCATCGAATTCGGAAGAAGTTCCGAAGACTAGACTTGCACTTGAAGAAAAATTTAAGAAGCAAGATAAAGCGGAAGTAGACGCGTATGAGCGTTTAAAAACAAAAGAAGAAACTAAACTTCCTAAACCTACGGGTTGGAGAATGATTGTTCTGCCATTTAAAATGCCAGAAAAATCTAAAGGAGGTTTATATTTTGGACAAGAGACTTTAGAAAAACAACAAGTGGCATCCACGTGTGGACTCGTTCTTGCACTAGGACCACATTGTTATGACAAAGAAAAGTTTCCTGAAGGACCATGGTGTAAAAAAGGCGACTGGGTTATTTTTGCACGTTATGCAGGTTCTAGGATACAAATCGATGGAGGCGAGGTAAGAATATTAAACGATGATGAAGTTCTCGCATCTATTGAAAACCCAGAAGATATACTTCATCAATATTAACATAGGAGGAAACTATGCAAGTAGAAGAAAACAAGACAGTTGACATTGATACTTCCGGCCCAGATACTGAGGTCGAATTAAAAGAAAACAAAACAACTGATATTGCTCCAGTTGAAGAGACTGAGGAGCCTGTAGTTGCTGAGACTCAAGAAGCCAGCAGCGAGCAGCAAGAGGCTACGAAGAAAGAAGAAAAGAAAGAAGAATTAGAAGATTATAGTAGAGACGTTCAAAGAAGAATAGCAAAGCTGACTAAAAAAATGCGTGAAGCTGAAAGACAAAGAGACGAAGCTTTAACATTTGCAAAAATCCAAAAAGAAAAAGCAGAGGATTTAAATCAGAAATATTCATCTTTGGAAACAACATCTGTAAAAGATAGGCAAGAGAAAATTACTTCATTACTTGATGCACAAAAGTCAAAACTAGCACAAGCTAGAGAAGCAGGTGACACCAATGCTGAAGTAGAAATCTCGAAGCAAATCGCACAGTTAGGATATGAAGAAGCGAGAATCCAGGAGCTTACAAAAGCTGCAGAAATGCAACCTAAAAAAGCTGAGGAAACCGTAGAAACACCTATTTCAAAATCAATGCCAGAAGTTCAAGTTGACCCTAAAGCAGAGTCTTGGGCAGCAAAAAACACATGGTTTGGTAAAGATAAGGCAATGACTTATACTGCTTTTGATTTACATAAAACATTGGTTGATGAAGAAGGATATGATCCTAAATCAGATGAATACTATACTGAGGTGGATAAAAGAATAAGACTTGAATTCCCTCATAAATTTGATAAACCAGAGTCAACGGAATCGACCAAACCTGTGCAGACAGTAGCGTCAGCGACGCGAAGCACAAAATCAGGTCGCAAAACTGTGAGACTCACGCCGTCTCAAGTTGCAATCGCTAAAAAATTAGGTGTGCCACTTGAAGAATATGCGAAACAATTAAAACTCACGAAGGAGGCATAAGCATATGGAAAACGATAATAAAAAAACCTCTCGTGCGAGCCAAACTAGGGAAAAACAATCCAAACCCAAAGTATGGACTCCACCGTCTGCTTTAGACGCACCCCCAGCGCCAAATGGATTTAGGCATAGATGGGTAAGAGCTGAAAGTCTTGGATTTCAAGACACAAAAAATGTGTCAGGAAGAATAAGACAAGGATACGAATTAGTTAGATCTGATGAATATCCAGATAGTGATTATCCCATTGTCGAAGATGGAAAATACGCAGGAGTGATCGGAGTAGGTGGCCTTGTGCTGACAAGGGTACCGGAGGAGGTCGCAAAACAAAGACAAGCTTATTATGCGAAACAATCGCAAGAGCAAGTCGAAGCTTTAGACAACGACCTTATGAAGGAGCAGCATTCAAGTATGCCAATCAATATTGATAGGCAGACTCGTGTAACTTTCGGTGGATCAAAGAAAAATTAATTTTTTAGCGATTCCCTGGATAAACTTTAATAAGGAGAAAACTATATGGCAAACAAAGACGCACCTTTTGGTATGAAGCCAATTGGAAAAGTCGGTCAAAATAGAGATAACCAAGGTTTATCCGAGTACGATATTGCAGCTTCTGCAACAGCGATCTATTTTCAAGATCCAGTTAAAATGTTAAATACTGGAACAATTGGAGTAGCCGCAGCAGGTGATGCTTTACTCGGTGTACTGACAGGTATCTTTTTTACCGACGCATCAACAAGCAAGCCAACCTTTGCAAATCACTTAGACGCATCTAATGCGGCGACTGATATCAAAGGATTCATTACGGATGATCCGTATGAAAGGTTTGAAATACAATCAAATAATAGTGGAGCTTCTGCATCAACTGATATCTTCAATGTGGCTGATATCGTGTATGCTGCAGGTTCATCACCAGATTACGTATCTCAAGTCGAGTTAAATGACTCAACTTTAGCTAACGGATCTTCTGCAACATTGCAGATTCTTGGTCCTTCAAAAGATCCAGATAACAGTGATGTAGGTTCTGCGAATGTCAACTGGGTCGTTAGAATTAACGAGCATCTGTTAGACATGAACGTAAACGGCGTATAATAGGAGGATACAACTATGGCCATTTCTAGAGGACAACTAGTCAAAGAACTAGAGCCAGGTTTGAATGCCCTATTCGGCCTGGAGTATAAACAGTATGAAAATCAACATGCTGAAATATACGTAACTGAAACTTCAGACAGAGCGTTTGAAGAAGAAGTTATGTTATCAGGATTTGCATCAGCGCAAGTCAAAGCTGAGGGATCTGGTGTTTCTTTTGACAATGCTCAAGAGACTTTCACTGCAAGATACACTCACGAGACAATCGCTCTTGCATTCTCGATAACTGAAGAAGCTATTGAAGATAACCTGTATGACAGACTCGCGTCTAGATATACAAAAGCGTTAGCACGTTCAATGGCACAAACAAAACAAGTTAAAGCGGCTAATCCATTAAACAATGGATTACCAACTGCGGACAATTTTGATGCAGGTGACGGTGTTTCTTTATTTAACACAGCTCACCCAACAATTGCTGGTTCGTTTAAAAACACTTTAACTACTCAAGCTGACTTAAACGAAACTTCATTAGAGCAATCAATGATTGACATTGCTGCGCTTACTGATGAAAGAGGTTTAAAGATTGCTGCTAGAGGCGTGAAAATGATCGTTCCAAGTGAAAACCAATTCACTGCGGAGAGATTAATGAAGTCTCAAGGTAGAACAGCTACAGCTGATAATGATATCAATGCAATCGTATCTATGGGTATGATTCCGCAAGGATACAGAGTGAACAATTTCTTAACTGATACTGATTCATTCTACATTATCACTGACGTGCCAAATGGTATGAAGATGTTTGACAGAGCACCTATTAAGACTGCTATGGAAGGCGACTTTGATACTGGTAACGTAAGATACAAAGCTAGAGAAAGATACTCTTTTGGAGTCTCTGACCCTAGAGGTATCTTCGGTGTTGAAGGTGCATAATCTTTAACGATTTTTGGGGCCAGACACAATCTGGCCCCAATTAAAAATTAGAAAGGAAAAATGACTTCAAAGTACAAAATCAAAATATTTACCAAAAAATTACAAACAGAATTTATTTTAGAGACTACAAGTTCTATGCTTGTTATGTCTCAAGTCCATAAAGAAATAATTGACTTTCTAGGAAAAAACACTATAAAATGGGAGCCGAACAAGCTTAATTACAATGGTAAAAGCGAGTTCTATATAACCTATGAGGAGGTTAATGATGGCTCAAGACAACATGGTGTTGTTCGCGAGGAAGATCCACTTCGAGTCTAGATGGAACGAATTGTATCTTAAAAACGGCGGAATGGTAACACCAGAAATGTCAGCTCTAGGAGATCAAATCAAAAAAGTAATTAGACAGATTTTGAAAAACCAAGAGCAACCAAAGAGGAATCCACAGGATCTAGAGTACCACAACTACGCTAGTTAACTAGGGGTCTATCTTTTTAAAAAAGTGGAAACACTTGCTAAGGGGACCTTTCTGCTATATAAAAATCTTACTATACATTATTAAATTGACATGGACGCGTATAGTCGACGGCCTAGAGACCATGTTAATTAAACTAGGAGGATAATAATATGGCACAAACTACATTTTCAGGACCAGTAAAATCTTTAAGAGGATTCGTTACTGCAGGACCTGACGCGGTTGTAAACATCACAGCGGAAACTACTTTAACTTTTGCTGCTCACGCAGGTAAAGTGATTAAAGTAAATGATGCAGATGGTGCAATCACACTTCCAACAATCAAAGCAGATAGCAAAGGCGGATCAGCTGGATCTGACGATCCTAACGCAAACAATCAATTAGGTGCAGTTTACAAATTTTTTGTAGGCACAGATTGTACTGATTGCGATATTAAAACTGATGGAACTGACAAATTTGTCGGTCACGCAACTGTTGTTAACGTTGCAGATGGAACTAATAGTACATTTGCACCAGCATCATCAAACGATGTTATCAGCATGAATGGCGGAACTAAAGGTGGAGATAAAGGTAGCACGGTTACAATTACTGCACTTGAAGATAACGTATATTTAGTAGAAGCTGTGTTGATCGGTACGGGTACTGAAGCAACACCTTTTGCAGATAGTTAATAATTTAAGGTGCTCCTTCGGGAGCACCTTTAAAAGGAGATATAAATGAGTTATAAGGGCGATATAAAATCGGTAAGAGTTACAGCAACCGGTGCAGTATTTGCAGGTAGAACTAGACTAAGAGGAATTATTTTAGCATCAGACGGCGGAGGTGCTGGAACGATTATACTTCAAGACAATACAGATAGCACAACTTTGTTTCAAGCTGACGTTCCTACAGGAGATGTTTTTTCAGTAAACTTTCCTGAAGATGGAATTTTATTTAAAGGTGGAATGAAAGTTTCTACGATTACAAATATAGACGCAGCTACTTTATTGATTGATAAGTAGGAGTTTAAATGGCTAATACTACTTCTGGCACATACGTATTTGATAAAAATTTTTCTATTGATGAGATTATAGAAGAAGGTTACGAAAGAATTGGTATGTCAGGAGTATCTGGCTACCAGCTAAAAAGTGCTAGACGATCTTTAAACATCATGTTTCAAGAATGGGCAAACCGTGGTTTGCACTATTGGGAAGTACAAAACAATTCAATTACTTTAGTTAACAATCAAGCAGTCTACACTATGTTTAGATCAGAAGGTGACGGTACCTCTGATGCTACTGCGGTTTATGGTGTTGATGATGTTTTAGAAGCTTCTTTCAGAAATGCATCAAATGTTGATACACCGCTTACAAAAATAAATAGATCCGCTTATCAAGCTTTGTCAAATAAAACTGACACAGGTCAACCCACACAATATTTTGTTCAAAGGTTTATTGATAAAGTTACCATAACCCTATATTTAACTCCTGGAACCAGTGAAGCAGGTAAATTTATAAATTTTTATTATGTTCGAAGAATACAAGACGTGGGTGATTATACTAATGCTACTGATGTGCCTTACAGATTTGTTCCTTGTATGTCTTCTGGTTTGGCTTATTATTTGTCTATTAAATACGCTCCACAAAGAACTCAAGAATTAAAATTATTATACGAAGATGAATTACAACGTGCTTTAGAAGAAGATGGTTCTTCTTCAAGTTCATTTATAACCCCTAAAACTTATTATCCAAATGTCTAATACTGCTTCAGGAAAATACGCAAAATT